CAACATACTTATTGATTTGACCGCCTGCTTCTTTAGTTAATGCAAATGGGTCAATATTAAATTCAAAAAGATACTTTTCAGTCTCTACTCCAAATTCAGGATCTCCGAGCACTTCACCTTTTCTGGTGAAAAGCGTCATCTTGATCTGCTGCAGAGCAGATTCAAGCTCATCATACACCTCAAACTGGTCAGGTCTATATGCTGGGTCGTTTTCAGGGCGAATATAAAAGTCTCTAAGCTGTGTCATATTATTCGATATCGCCTATTATTTTTTAGCAGAAAGTTTACGCTTTACCGCTTCACGGACCTTCTCCATCTTTTTTGCGTAGTCTGGGTTCTTTCCTCTATTGAAAACTATCTGCTGATTGAGCGAACCTGTGATTTTCCGCATATCTCCTTTTCTGGTTCGGATCAGCCAGTCCGCAAGGGCATTGATTCCAAGCTCTTTAAATTTGCCTTTTGCATCTGGTGCAGCGCTGTCGTGCCAGTCTGGCGAGTTTTCGGTTTTCCTCTTCTCAAAGAGGCGCAATTCGTTAAAGTTCTTGATCTTTTCCAAGTTATAGGGATTACTGATGGTATAAATATATCCAATCCGGAGTATTTTCTCCTTTCATCATTGCTTTTACGTCTTCCATCTCCTTTTCGGCAGTGGTCGTAATGTTCTGATAGTTTATAGTAACGTCTCCAGGAAGAGTATAATTGAAGGTTTGAAGCATGTGAGCAAGTCGCACTTTTGCATGGGCACGAACATATCTTTGAAAAACCTCGTCTTCAAAGAGTTTGTCCTGTTCAAGCTTCTTGTAAACTCGAAGAACCGCTGATGTCTTAGGAGTACGACCGAGAACACCAAGCATCTTTGTGTTCTTATTGTAATCGTATGCGATCGTATCAATCATCATGCTCTTAGTCAAGTCCAAGAAGGAAAAGATCACAGTACGATACATAATGCTTTCACCTATAAATGGAGTAAGATAGATCTCAGAGCCGATAAACTTTTGTTCAGCAAAGTCACGGTCAATTGTTGCAAAGATAGACCCGCCCTTGGCTTCCTTAAAGTCTACAACAAATTGCACACAGTCAGGTAACTGAATTTGTCTCAGTTTCTTGAATGTTGGATTATTAAATAAGTCAGTAGGAAGTAGAAGGTATCTGCTTTCTACAGCATGCCTCCAGTTATCCCAAAAATATCGAGAGTCATTTAAGATGATACGCTTAATTTCCTTTTCAGGAAGAGAATAGGGAAGCGCACCTGAAAAGGTGATCTCGTTTGTAATGTCTTCGATAAGTTGGAGTTCAGTCATTTTCTAGTTATTGATTTGAACCTGGGCCAGAACCAATACGATCATCACTGAATCTTGCTTGAGATTTGTCGATGTCGATATTAAAGTCTTTGTCACCAAGCATTCTACCCATGGCACGCTGATTCTTCTTTGCAACAACTGTGTCCTGCTTGTCAGCTCGCTCCATTGACTTGTGCATCATTTGACCGAGAGATTTCTGTTTAAGCTTCTTTTTCCAGTCACTGTGAAAAATAAGATTCATTGCCCGAGTGATGTCAATATCAGTAATAGTCCCATCATATCTACCAGGGTTGCGCGCTGCTTTTTCGTTTGCAAGCTCTTGTGCAATAGCCATCACTGAAGTGTAGACTCCTGCAAGAGCGCTTTGCACCATTCCTTTAAAATTAGTTGGATAAACTACTTCTTTTGTGGCCTCGCTAATAAACTCAGTGTATGATTTTATCTTAGTCTCCATTATGCAGGTTTAGTCACCAATGTGTTTGCAGCAGTTGCTCGAGCAGTGCTTAAGTTTGCATTCGCATCAGCTATCGTTTTTTGCAAGTCAGCTAGCTGCTTGTTTAGATTGTTTAAGGTCTTAGTTGCGTTTTGTACTCCAGGATCGGCATCTATTGTAACAGTAGGGGCAGGCGTGGCTTCAGGCTGGTCAGTCGTAGGTTGAGTCGTTGAAGCAGCAGTATCAGTCGCTTGCTCGTCTACTATTGGATTCGCACCTACTTTCTCTTCTTTCTTTTCCTCCGACTTCATAAATTTCTTAAAGTTTGAAACGTATCCGGACATTGTGATTTCTTTTTATTATTTATTTTGAAAATCCTTTAACCGTCTTTATAAACTCATGATAGTTAAGTACAGTCTTTCTTTTTACCTTTTTTGGGTTTAACCCGAATGCGCTGGTGAGCCTTCCTCCTGTCAAGAATGGTGAATTATTCCACTGTGTAGGAACTGTTCCAGATGTTCCCGAATAGAATGACATGGCACTTGCGCGCTTTGTGTCAGGACTCAAGATAATATCTGCAGGATCCCTTTCCATTGAGTCAGCTCCAAGCACTTCAAAAAGGTATTGAGTAAAACCGTGTACCATGGGTTAGACAGGAAAGTTTAATTCGTCAGATTGAGGTTCCATTGAAAAAGGCTGAGCTGGTGCTGGAGGAGCGACAGGTGGCATCGGTTGTGCTGGCTGGGCTACTTGAGTGGAAAAAGTAAGATCTGGTTCGCTAGGCACAATGGTACCACCGAATGCCATTTGATTTTTATCGATAAATGACTCAATTCCCATGCAGACCAATGGATCTACTTCTTTACATTTTGCAATAAAGTCACGAACAGTCATAGCCATTGGATCCGCTTGTGCAGATGACTCGCCTTCTGCTGGAAGCATGTGCTGTTGAGGTTGTGCAGGCATCATTTGTGCTTCAGGTGGCATTCCAAGCTCATCAGTATCTTCTGTGCTGACCGCTTTCTGTTCAAATGATCGTCTAATTGTCTTGTAATTCTTCATTATCGTAAGTTATTTTGATGAGAGAAATCTTTAGTTTATTTATTTAGAACCACAGAAGGATTCTATAATATAAGCATTATATATGAAAACAGACTCCTCACAACTATTGAAGCTACAGGCGATTCGTAAAGAGCTTGAAAAAACGGCTTTACAAAAAGTAAGCGCTATTCAGGATAAGATCTTGACTCACAAGTCAGAGTTTCCAGTAGAAGACATTCAGATCCTCACAATAGTGAACGATGAGCTCGATGACATTCTTTTAAACTGGGAGTTAAATGGGATAGACGGAATGTCTCAGGTTTTATCAATGAATCATGATGACCTGGAAGAGTGTGATGACTAGTGAGACTTACAGGCTCTTGCGATTCTAGCAAGCTCCTTCTTTCTAGAAGGGTTCATCAGTTTTCTTGGGTTTGCACTGTATATTGTAAATGATCGAGGTTCCTGAGCTACTTGCGCAGTCTGGATAAAATCCCAATAGCTTTCTACGATAAGCTTCATTACATGTTGCAACCGCAAGTCGCACCAAATTCATCATATTTCTCTCCACATGTTGTGCACTGGTCAGATGACATTTCATCTTCTTTCCATGTTTCTTTGTGAGTTGGGGAGTCTAACCACTCTTCATCTGGAACATATTCACCAGAGTAAAATGACTCAGTGAGATATTCGGTAAACGTCATGACTGAACTAGACTCTCCTACCTTTTCTTCTTTCTTTGGATTTGAACCAGCCTCAGGTTCAGGAGTCTCATCAGTTTCAGGCTGCTCTTCATTTTCGTCAGGCTCTTCCTCTTCTACTTCAGGAGTCTCAACGCCATCCGTTTCGTCAGGAGCAGACATGTCCTCTGGCTTTTCTGAGCTAAACTTAGGAGTGCCAGTTTCGCCCGGTTGTGGAGGTGTCGCATCAGATCCTCCAGAAACAGGGCGGTTTGGACCGATCTCAGGTTGGTCATATGTTTCTTTATCGAAGCCTTCTTCAAAATTTGCAGAAGACTGGGTAAAGGTATCTAGGTTTTTCTCAGTATCAGTATTATATTTTCCTGAAAATTCTGAAAAGTTTAAAACTCTGCCTGACATAGTTGGATAGTGTTTATTTTAATTATTTATCAAAAGTAATCTTTAAAAATTTAATTGCTACTTAAAATATAGTATTATTAAAAAAAAATTAGACAATGCAAAAGGAAATTAAAGTATCAGACGACCACCGCAAAAATGAATTAAGCTTTACTCCAGGAGGAGCTGTAGTAAAAGTCATCTATCGTGACGGAAAACGTCTTATCTATGGTAAGATTAAAAACCCAATCGCCTACTCTGACCAGACTAAAAAGAATGATCTTGTCGTAGAGATTTGGATAGACAATCAAAAGTACTGGAGCCGATAATGGCAGATTTTACCTATCGAGCTCTCACGTTAGACACATATTTTGATAAGATCTTATACATCAACTTAGACAAAGACGTCTCCAGAAACGAGAGCATGCTTGCCCTCTTTAAAAGGTTTGGCATCACCAACTTTGAGAGAGTTCCAGGCGTCGTGCAGCATACTCTGCCTGAAAAGAGCAGCTATCGCAACTTTATCAAGAGCGATATCAAATACTTGCTGGGCCAACTTGGGTGCAGATCTGCTCACCTAAACTGTGTTCGGCTTGCTAAGGAGAGAGGATATCGTCGTGTGCTCATCTTTGAAGACGATATTGATTTTCTACAAGATCCGCATGAGCTGCTTTCCAGAAACCAGGAGATACTTAACGACTGGGATCTGCTCTACTTTGGAGGGATAGTTGAGCCTTTCTTTAGGAATCAGATAGTCTGTCTCCATGCTTATGCGGTAGACAGTAAAATGTTCGATGATGTCATCAACATGGCAGAACCTTCTGGAATGGAGATGGACAACTTCTATGCAAAAGTTTTGCAGCACATGAGTTACAACTACAACCAGTCTGGGAAATATAATGTGAGAATCGCTCTGCAATTTAACCAGATAGTACAGAAAAAAGACTTTGCATCAAACATTCAGAGCTGATTTGCCGAGCAGGCGGTGTGGGTTACGTGGTCCTTGGACGCAAGGATAGATCTCAGATAATAAGGAAGAACTGCAAAGGTCTTCTCGAAAAGAGGTTAACTTGGGTTCGATTCCCATGGCTCGGCCGAAACTTTACTTTTTAAACGTGCATTAGTATAATAGCTAAATAATGATACAAAATACTTGCTTATAACTATTGCAAATATATTTTGTTTAACAAAAAAATTAAAAATATGTTTATTACATATCAATACAGACAAGTTGCCTGTATCAGATGAAGAAAAAAAACTAATCGGGAAAAATCCTAATTGGCAGACAAAAGATTTCGACTGTATGCTGACGGATATTTACATAACCGATGAAGGAGAATTAACGATTAGGAAATTTTCATACGGATGGGATGAAACGCAAAAGAACGGATTTGGAACGATGGGTGTATTGACTGAAGAAAATGCAAGGACAGAAACAATACCACACCACGGTTATGTAAATTTCTATTCCAATATCGGTAAGGATTGGTATGAGTTTTTTGTATTAAATAAAACTCCAAAATGTAGAAAAATTACAACAAAATTGTAAATATGAAAATTGTTACAGCAAAATATTTAGACGATTATAAAATCGAAATTATATTTGATGATAAGAAAAGAAATGTTATTAACTTTTTGCCTGCATTAAAAAAATACGCTACTTGCAAAAAGTATTTAGATA